GGTGTTATCTTTTTTGGCATGGGATTGACCATGACTAGAGGAAGACATTTTAATTCAGGTGCCTTAATGGCACTTGCAACAGACTTAAATGAGTTTACTCACTTTGTTGCAAAACCTGCAAGAGGTCATGGAAATGTTACAGGGGCAGATAATGTAGTTGCATGGCAAACAGGTTATCCTTTTGGTGTTAATTTTAGCAGAGGATATCCTAGATTTAACCCTGGTGAGTTTACAACAGTTGATACTCTTACAAGAGGAGAGGCAGATGCTGCAGTAATTATTGCTAGTGACCCTGTTGCAAACTTTCCTAAACCAGCGATAGAACATATTACAAGTGATAGATGTAAACTCATATCTATAGATACAAAACAAACACCAACAAGTGAAGCTGCTCATGTATCAATACAGACAAGTACATATGGAATCAATACAGGCGGAACAGTTTATAGAATGGATGATGTTCCTATTAGTTTAAGACCTGCTTTTGATTCACCATTTCCTAGTGACTTAGAAGTATTAACTAAACTTAGAAAACGAATAAAAGAATTAAAAAAGAAAATAGGTAATTAAAGTGACAGACCAAAACCAATATCTTGGTAATCCAAATTTAAAAAGAGCCAATGTTCCTGTAGAGTTTACAAAAGAACAGATAGAGGAATATCAAAAATGTATGAGTGACCCTATCTACTTTATAGAAAACTATATGAAGATAGTTTCTCTTGATGAAGGTCTTGTGCCTATGAACATGTATAAGTTTCAAAAGAAAATGGTTCGTACATTTCATAAGAATCGTTTTACAATTTGCAAACTTCCTAGACAGTCAGGTAAATCAACAATTATTATTGCTTATCTCTTGCATTATGTTTTGTTTAATCCAAATGTGAATGTTGCCATACTTGCAAACAAATCATCTACTGCAAGAGATATTCTAGGAAGATTACAATTAGGATATGAACATTTACCTAAATGGTTACAACAAGGTGTAATCTCATGGAACAAAGGAAGTTTAGATTTAGAGAATGGTTCAAGTATCCTTGCAGCATCCACATCGGCTAGTGCAATTCGAGGTGGTTCATATAACATCATATTCCTTGATGAGTTTGCATATGTACCATCAACAGTATCAGAAGAATTTTTTAGTTCTGTATATCCTACAATATCATCTGGTAAAACTACAAAAGTTATGATAGTATCTACACCACATGGTATGAATATGTTTTATAAACTATGGACAGATGCAGAAAATAAAAAGAATGATTATGTTCCAATAGAAGTACATTGGTCAGAAGTACCAGGTCGTGATGAAGTATGGAAAGAAGAAACCATAAGAAACACTTCACAGTCACAATTTAATTCAGAGTTTGAATGTGAGTTTTTAGGTTCTATTGATACACTTATTGCTCCACATAAACTAAAACAAATGCCTTACAAAGACCCAATGCAGAGACATGCTGATTTGGATATATTTGAAAGACCAGACCCAAAGAAAACATATTTTCTTACAGCTGATGTTGCCAGAGGTAGTTCACAAGACTATTCTGCATTTGTCGTGATAGATGTTACAACAATGCCATATCGAATAGTTGCCAAATACAGAAACAATGAAGTTAAACCTCTAATGTTTCCACATAAGATACACGAAGTTGCAAAGGCATACAATAATTGTTTTGTAATGGTTGAAGTAAATGATATAGGAGAACAAGTTGCAAACTCATTACAGTTTGATTTAGAGTATGATAATTTAGTCATGGCATCTATGAGAGGTCGTTCTGGTCAGATACTAGGAGCAGGATTCTCTGGTGGAAAGTCACAGTTAGGAGTAAGAACAACAAAGGCAGTAAAAAGAATAGGATGTTCTAATTTAAAACAATTAATTGAATCAGATAAACTACTAATACCAGACTATGATGTTATGAATGAGTTATCTACATTTGTAGTCAAAGGTTCTTCATGGGCTGCAGATGATGGTTGTAATGATGACTTAGTTGCGTGTTTATTTTTATTTGCTTGGGCAGTAGACCAACAATACTTTAAAGAATTGACTGATAATGATATCAGGGAAAGAATGTATAAGGAACAACAAGACCAACTAGAACAAGATATGGCTCCATTTGGATTTGTGGATAATGGATTAGAAGACCCAAATGAACAACAAGATATTGATGAGTATGGGTGGTCAGAACCTGTTGTAAAGATTAGAGACCATAATACAGATTGGTAACTATGTTCCTTGATTACCCTCAACACATGTAAGTCCTATTTGAGCTATGGGTCTTATATCACCTGTTTCATTCATATATGCTGTCCACTCACCATCAATTTTTTGAACTAAATCCCAGCCATTACGAGCTCTTTCATCACAAGCTTGAAAACTTGGAAAATTTTCAATAGGCAGGTTTGGTCCTACCGAACCATCCATGAATGTGAGTATAGCTACTAATAAGTATGATTGCATGTTTGTACCTCTATAAGTATTTATAGAAAGGTTGGGTCTAGTAAATCATTATCTATCTTAATTAAACAATTAGAACAGACTATTTTAGATGAATCTATAAGTCTTCTAACACTTCTACGACTTTTATCATTCATGCCAACTCTTTTAATTGTCTTTCGAATCTCTTTATCATGAGGATAAAACTTTAGACAAGCTATCTCATTTTCACCACAATGTATACATTTGGTATTTTCTAAATATTCGTTTAATGAAGATACTCTTTTGTGATAATTTCTTTTTGTTACTTCTTTAATGGTATCTTTATATTTTTTATAATAATTACTTGACATAATAATATTTATATGTTTACCAACATATAAAACATGGTTTTAAAGATACAATTTATTATAAATATCTGTAAAGAATTAATAATTATTAATTAGGAGTAAATGTCATGGGGTTTCAAGTCTCACCAGGCGTTCAAGTAAATGAAGTAGATTTAACCAATGTAGTACCTGCAGTTGCTACATCTATTGGTGCCATTGCTGGAGCTTTTCAAAAAGGCCCTGTATCATCAATAGTTAATATCTCTAGTGAGGAAGAACTTGTAGAGATATTCGGTAAACCTGTAACAACAGGAAATCAATTCGAAACATTTTTTAGTGCCGCAAATTTTTTAAGATACACGAATTCACTAAAAGTGGTCAGAGCAGAAAGTGCAATCGTAAATGCTGGAGCAAACTCTGGTATATTAATTAGAGATGATGACCACTACTTAGATAGTTTTGCAAATGGAGAAGGTTCTCATGGAGAATGGGCAGCAAGAACTGCTGGAACATGGGCAAACGGAATTAAAGTAGAAATCTGTGCTACAAGTACAGCATACGAACAAGATTTAAGTACAAATAACTTAGTAAACACATCAACATCTGCTGTTGGTGATACATCTATTGTAGTAGATGACGCTGATGCATCTGGTTTTGCTTTTAATGTAGGTGATTTAATATCATTCTATTCAGATACATCTAACACAGTTGCAGTAGATGACTTTAACGAATATCAAGTTACAGCTATCAATACATCAACAAATGCATTAACAATTCGTTTGAAAGATGACCCTAATGGTGCTGGTTTACAAACTGCGATACCTGATGATTCTAAAATTAAAAGACGCTGGAAATATGCTGATTTATTCTCAGGCCCACCAGGTACATCACAATATAACACAGACAATGGTAAAGGTGCTGGAGATGAATTACATGTTGTTGTAGCTGATGGTACAGGAGAGATAACAGGATTCGATACAGATACAGCTGGAAACAGAACAAAAGCTGTTATTGAAACATTTGGTTTCATGTCTAAAAATATAAATGCAAAATCACCACAAGGTGATAGTATTTACTATGCAGATGTAATCTTTAGAAAGTCAGAGTTTATTTATTGGACAGACCACATAAGTGCTGGTAGTAATTGGGGAACAGAAACTACATCAACTTATACTGCTGTCATACCAGTAACGATTGATGAACTTACAGGTGGAACAGATGATTTCTCTACAACTGCTGGAGAGATTGAACTTGCATATGATAAGTTTAA